CAGGAGTTTCTAAATAAGGGTGAAATTCCAAATATGCTTCTTGCTGGTCCTCCTGGTATTGGTAAGACCACAGTGGCAAAAGCACTCTGCAATGAATTGGGAGTAGATGTTTATGTCATCAATGGATCCGACGAAGGTAGATTCCTCGATACTGTCCGAAACAATGCGAAGAACTTCGCTTCGACCGTTTCGCTTTCGTCAGATGCTAAACACAAAGTCGTCATCATTGACGAAGCAGATAACACAGGAAACGACGTACAACTCCTACTACGGGCGTTTATTGAGGAGTTTGCTGGTAACTGCCGATTCATCTTCACCTGCAACTACAAAAATAAAATCATCGAACCTCTCCACTCCCGATGTGCCGTTATTGACTTCTCCATCAAAGGAAAAGAAAAAACCGCATTGGCAGGATCCTTCTTCAAGCGTTTACAAAATATCTTGGATGCGGAGGGCGTCGAATTCGATCAAAGAGTACTTGCGGAACTTATCAATAAGCACTTCCCCGATTGGCGACGAGTCCTCAACGAGTGCCAAAGATATGCGGTAGGTGGAAAAATTGATAGTGGAATTCTTGCTGCTTTTTCGGATATTGCTGTAAATGAACTTGTTAAAAACCTTAAAGAAAAGAACTTTTCTGAAGTTCGTAAGTGGGTCGTCAGTAATCTGGACAATGATACTACTGTACTTCTCCGTCGTATTTACGATTCTCTTTACGAAAGTCTGGTTCCTGCTTCTATTCCTGCTGCTGTTCTTGTGCTCGCTAAGTATCAGTATCAAGGAGCATTTGTCGCAGACCAAGAAATAAACATGCTTGCCTGCTTGACCGAAGTAATGGTGGAGTGTGAGTTTAAATGAAAAACAAGAAACTCAAAGCACTAATACAAAAACCATTAAGGTTTCATCATCAAGATATTCACGAAGAACTCGATGAACTGAAAAAGCAACATCAGGTCAAGTCCAAGTGGTATTACATCTTCTGGGGTGCTTGCGCCGTTGCTGTTGTTGGTGGTCAAATCTATGTTGGAACTGGATATCGTGAGATGGCAGAAGCAACTAAAAATACTGAAATTGTTGTGAGGTGTGTAAATGGGTCTGCTCAAAATTGACATTAAATCCCTTAAGGAAGTTGCAGTTAAAACAACCCCTGAAAATGTGAGAGGGGCAAATGAAGGTCTCTTTCGTGCTAAAATGACTCTTCCTGCTGCCGCAAAACATTGTGGCATGACGCAGAAAGAAATGAAACTCACTTTTAGAGAGTATTTGAAGTATCATCCTAAAGATTATGAAGTCTCTTAAAACACCCTTGAGGTATCCTGGAGGTAAGTCCCGTGCTTGTGAAAAGATGGGACCTTACTTTCCAGATCTTCGCAACTATGCTGAGTTCCGAGAACCATTTCTTGGCGGAGGAAGTGTTGCAATTTATATCACTAAGAAATATCCCAACCTAGATATTTGGGTGAATGATTTGTATGAACCTCTTGTAAATTTCTGGCAACAACTCCAGATTTTTGGAAATGATCTTAAAAATAAACTGGAAGAACTTAAACTGAGAAACAATACACCAGAACTAGCAAAGGAACTTTTTCTTAAAGCAAAGGAGCAAATCAATGACCAAAGTTTGCCTAGCATTGATCGTGCTGTGGCTTTCTATATTGTCAATAAGTGCTCTTTCAGTGGTCTCACGGAGAGTTCATCATTTTCTCAACAAGCCTCCATTTCCAACTTCAGTTTGCGGGGTATCGAAAAACTGCCTGCGTATTCTAAACTGATTGAACATTGGCGTATAACTAATTATTCGTATGATTATCTGATGGATGGAAATAAAGATGCTTTTATGTATCTCGATCCTCCTTATGACATTAAGGATAATCTCTATGGGCGTAAGGGATCAATGCACAAAGGATTTGATCACGATAAGTTTGCTGCTGATTGTGATGCTAACGATATGGATCAGTTGATTAGTTATAATTCTGACCAACTCGTAAAAGATAGATTTACAAACTGGAACGCTGCTGAGTTTGATCTAACTTATACGATGCGTTCTGTTGGTGAATATATGCGTGAGCAAAAACAACGTAAAGAACTTTTGTTATCTAATTATACTGAAGGTCCAAAAATTCAGTTTAGTTTTGCTGGTTGCTACAAATATGATAAATTAAAAAAAGAAGGTTTAATTAATGACTGAATTGAAGGACTGGTTAAACTCTATTAATCAGACGAAGCAACACCTGATTGACGAAGACCCCTCTCTTGAAAAGGAATATGCTCCTTATATTATCAATCGTTGTCTATCAGGTCATCTTGATTGCGTTCTGTTTGCGAATGAAATGAATCGCTATCATTTCCTCCCAAAGAAACTTCAATATGACTTTTTTATAAATAGTCTGAGGAAAAAGAAGAGATTTTCTCCCTGGCTCCGACAAGATAAAATCAAAGACCTTGATTATGTTAAACGTTACTATGGTTTTAGTAATGAAAAGGCAAAACAAGCTTTGAGGATTCTTACTAAAGAACAACTAACATTTATAAAATCGAAATTTGAAACTGGAGGAACAAAATGAGTGTCGTTCAAGAACCTGAAGTGAAGTGGACGCCCGACCAAATGGTGGAAGTGATTCTTAATGAACCTGATGATTTTCTTAAGGTTCGTGAGACTTTGACCCGTATCGGAGTTGCTTCAAGAAAGGAAAAGAAAATCTATCAGTCTTGCCATATTTTGCATAAGCAAGGTAGATATTACCTCGTTCACTTTAAGGAACTGTTTGCTCTGGATGGCAAACACGCAAACTTGACTGTAAACGATGTTCAGCGCCGCAATCGCATTGCTCAACTTCTTGCAGATTGGGATCTTATTACTATTGTTGATGTAACTAAGATTCAAGATATTGCCCCACTCAACCAAATTAAAGTCCTTGCTTATAAGGATAAGGGTGACTGGATTTTGGAAACCAAATATAATATTGGTTCTAAGAAAAAACGTGTAGAAGAAACCGAATGATCTTTGAGGGGTTGACGCCCCTCTTTTTTTATGATATGATGGTGGAGTAATCATTCAGCCTTTCGGCTTTTACACAAATGACAATTATTTCTATTCCTCTTTCTGGAGTTCCTATGGAACTTCGTGAACAAATTGAAAAATTTCTCCCCAAACCCGTCTCCGTTCCTGGATGGAAATTTTCTGCTTACCGTTGGCGTAAGTTAACTCAAATTAACACTAAAGATAAAAATGGCAATACCGACAATACGGTGCGTGTTGCTGGAACTTCTGACAATGAAACATTGGAGATGTCACTTCGTTCTGGTATTGATGTCAATGTTCAAACCCCATCAATTTATCCAAACGATAATTTGATAAATGGATTTCACCGTTTAAAAACCCTTAAAAAAATTGGATATAAAGAGTGGATTTTTGCTGAATATGTGCGAGATGAATCCACATCTACAGAATTTCAAGAAACTTTTGAAGAGGCACTTGATGATGCTCGTGCCTCTATGAATAAAGGTAATGGTCAAAAAGTTATATCTGAATCTGAGATTGAAGAAATAGTTCGTAAGCGTTTTGAAAATCGTCCAAATAATTCTAAAGATAAAGTAAAAGAGTATATTACTACCCTTGATTTGAATCTTAGCCCTCAAAAAATTGAAGGAATTGCTACTAAAGTTTCTAGAGATTATTCTCGTAGAGGTGTTGTAGAGTCTTTTAGTAGAAAAGAGGCACAAGAGTTTCTAGAAGAATTGGGAATTGGTGCAGATCTTCTAAACACTTGTGGTATTAAATTTGGTGAAGGTGATCCAACTCGTGTTCTTCGTCTTCTTTACCAAGTTATACTTAACTTTGTAAAGAATGAAAATACAATGAATATTGCATTGTATGATTCTCAAGCTTCTTCCCATCCAGAAATTTTTGGAAATCGTGAAAATACGATTAAAGTTTTGGATCATATTGACGATCTTATTTTAGAATATGCTTATTGTCGCATGAAGAGTAAGAATAGGAATATAAAACCTTATGAAATTATTGGAACTATTCCACAAGCACTAGGTGTAGAAAACATTTCTGAAGTTAAGAAAACTAAAAGATTAATCCAGATTTGAGTATAACCGAATAAAAAGTAGGGAGTTCAACACTCCCTTTTTTTATGATTTCTGTTATAATTATATGTGGATGCCGAAAAGGATCCACAAAACACAAACTCGCTTTAAAAAGGAGCTACCATAATGACTAACCTTGCAACATCTAGGTTTACACATGCGGATCTTCCTGCCTTGATGGATAGGATTACTCGCAACAGTATTGGAATGGACGAATATTTTGATCGTCTGTTTAATCTTCACGAAACTTCAACAAACTATCCACCTTATAATCTTGTTCAAGTTAGTAATGTAGAATCACGACTTGAACTTGCACTTGCTGGATTTAAAAAGGATGAAGTGCATGTATACACAGAGTATGGAAAACTTTTTATCGAAGGACAAAAGGCAGATACTGAATCAGATAGAACGTTTATCCACAAGGGTCTGGCTCAAAGAAGTTTTAAACGAGCATGGACTTTATCCGATGACACTGAAGTTGGAGAAGTCACTTTTGAGGATGGACTCCTCACAATTGTCTTAGGGAAGATTGTTCCCGAACACCATAAGAGGAAGAATCATCTATAAATATATTTGAATATCGTCGGCGCTTGGGAGGCAACTGGCAAAATCCAGTTGACACCTCCCCCTTTTTTTGGTAAAATGAGATTAAGGAAATTATCTGAGCATGTCAACTAAATTAGCATTGTTAAAGTCCGGAGATTACATTATTTCCGATGCAAAAGAACTTGTTTCTGATGAAAAACCATGTGGATATTTGTTTTCCAATCCACATAAAGTTATTTTAAATTCTCCAGTTCTTTTAACTGAAAACATTAATGAAGATTCTGAAAATGTTGTCAGTGTAACTTTATCTCCATGGATTATTTTATCGGAAGATAAAGATGTTATTGTTACGCCAGATTGGGTTATAACTGTAGTAGAACCCATTAGTTCTTTAAAAGAAATGTTTGAGGAAAAAGTAAATGGAAAAGAATGTGAAGTGTCTCTTGTTGAAAGTTGATACTATTTTAATAACTGAAATAATAGAAATTGATGCTGAACTTGGGGATCCAAATTGTAAGTTAATTAATCCTTGTTTATGGAAAAAAAGAGAAGCATCTGATGAATTTTATCTTGAAACATGGATAGAAGCATCTAATCAAAAAGAACTTATGATTAGATCTGAGGATATTTTAACTATCGCAGATCCAACTCAAGAAGTTATTGAAAAGTATTTTGAATTTATTAAATAATGCGTTTTTATACTAACGTTCAAATGGTCGGGGATCACTTCTTGGTCCGTGGTTATGAAAATGGTAAACATTTTATGACCCGTGAGAAGTTTAACCCGACTCTTTTTGTCCCTGCGAATAAAAAAACTAAATATCAAACTTTAAATGGTGAATATGTGGAGGCAGTACAACCTGGTTCTGTGCGTGATTGTAGAGAATTTGTTAAAAAGTATGAGAATGTAGAAAACTTTAAAATCTTCGGAAATACTCAATACATTTATCAGTATATTTCGGACATTTATCCAGAAGAAGAACTGAAGTTTGATATTAATAAGATTAAAGTAACTACGATTGATATTGAGGTTGCCTCTGAAAATGGATTTCCCGATGTAGAATCTGCTGCGGAGGAAGTTCTTTTGATTACTATTCAAGATTATTCTTCAAAGCAAATTCGTACTTGGGGAAAGGGTCCCTTTCAAAACAAACAGAAGAATGTAAACTATCGTTCATTCTCAACTGAGTATGATCTCTTGAACGATTTCATTAATTGGTGGATGATTGAATCCAATACACCCGAAGTTGTGACTGGATGGAACAGCAAACTATATGATATTCCTTATCTTGTTCGTAGAATTGATAGGGTTATTGGTGAAAAGTTGATGAAGCGTTTGTCGCCTTGGGGTCTTGTTACTGAAAATGAAACTTATATCTCTGGACGTAAGCATGTTTGTTATGATATCGGAGGAATCTCACAGTTAGACTATCTTGATCTTTATAAGAAATTTACTTATAAGGCACAGGAATCTTATCGTCTAGATTATATTGCTGAAGTTGAACTGAAGCAAAAGAAACTGGATCACTCCGAGTTTGATACGTTCAAAGACTTCTATACTAAAGGTTGGCAGAAGTTTGTAGAGTACAACATCAAGGACGTGGAACTTGTTGACCGTTTGGAAGACAAGATGAAACTGATTGAACTTGCGCTTACCATGGCATATGACGCCAAGGCAAACTATGAGGATGTATTTTCTCAAGTTCGCATGTGGGATACAATCATATATAACTATCTGAAGAAAAGGAATATTGTCATTCCTCCTAAAGAGCGTTCTGATAAAGATACGAAGTATGAGGGTGCTTATGTAAAGGAACCTATTCCTGGGATGTATGATTATGTGGTAAGTTTTGACTTAAATTCACTTTATCCACATTTAATTATGCAATACAACATAAGCCCTGAAACTCTTTTAGAAGAAAGGCACCCATCTGTAACTGTGGATAAGATTCTCAATAAAGATCTTACATTTGAACTTTATAAGGACTATGCAGTTTGTGCGAATGGTGCGATGTATCGTAAAGATGTTCGTGGATTTCTCCCAGAGTTGATGGAAAAGATTTATAATGAACGTGTAATCTTTAAAAAGAAAATGCTTGCGGCAGAGCAAGAATACGAAAAGACCAAGAACAAGGAGTTAGTTAAGGAGATTGCTCGTTGCAATAACATTCAGATGGCACGTAAGATTCAATTGAACTCTGCCTATGGTGCGATTGGTAATCAGTATTTTCGTTATTTTAAGCTTGCAAATGCCGAAGCAATTACTTTGTCTGGTCAAGTTTCAATTAACTGGATCATGAATAAGGTAAATGCTTATCTAAACAAAATTCTTAAGAGTACAGATGTTGATTACGTTATTGCTTCGGATACTGATTCTCTTTACGTTAATATGGGTCCTTTGGTTGAGAGTGTATACAAAGGAAGAGAGAAAACTACTCAAAGCGTTGTTTCGTTCCTTGATAAGGTCTGTCAGGTGGAATTTGAAAAGTATATTGAAAATTCTTACGAAGAACTGGCGGAATATGTGAATGCTTATGAGCAAAAAATGATCATGAAGCGTGAGTGTATTGCCGAACGTGGTATTTGGACTGCAAAGAAGCGATACATTTTAAGTGTGTGGGATAGTGAAGGTGTTCGTTATGCTGAACCCAAACTTAAAATTAAAGGTATTGAAGCAATTAAATCTTCTACACCTGCCCCTTGTCGTAAGATGTTGAAAGAATCTTTTAATATCTTAATGAGTGGTACTGAAGATGATATGATTAAGTTTATTGATCAATGTCGTGAGGAGTTTAAATCCCTTCCCCCAGAACAAATTGCATTTCCTAGAACTGCATCTGATGTTCGTAAGTATCATTCTTCTTCCAATATTTACGCACCTAAAACTCCGATTCAAGTTCGTGGTGCATTACTGTTCAATCATTATATAAAACAGAAAAATCTTACCAATAAGTATTCTCTGATTAATAATGGTGAAAAGGTTAAGTTCATTTTTCTAAAGAAACCAAATATTATTCAGGAAAATGTAATCTCATTTATTCAACAATTTCCTACTGAACTTGGTCTTGACAAATATATTGATTATGAATTACAATTTGAGAAAGCATTCTTGGATCCACTCAAAACAATTTTGAATATTATTGGGTGGAAAGAAGAAAAAACCGTAAACCTTGAATCATTTTTTTCCTGATGGATTTGCCTATTAATGACGAAGAATTAAATACAATCGTGAGTGCTTTAACTCTGGGTGGAAACACTGCACTTTATCAAAAATTAAAATTGGTAAAGGAACTTAAAGAACAAGGTTTGCCTTACAAAAAAATACTTCGTGAAGAGTATGGTATGGTAGCATGATAACATTACCAATAACAGATAAAGATCTAATTATTATTATGGAATTGTTGGAAAGGAACAAAGACAAGCATAAAGACTTGTACGCAAAACTATGGTCGTTTAAATTTCAAAGGAATACTAAAAATGGATTTTCTTAAAGATATCGTAAAAGAAATTGGTGGTGAGTATACACAACTTGCTTCCGACATTGATGAGACTGAAACTTATGTTGATACGGGTTCATACATTTTTAATGCACTGGTTTCAGGTAGCATATTTGGTGGTGTATCTGGGAATAAGATTACTGCTATTGCTGGAGAGTCTTCTACTGGAAAAACTTTCTTCAGCCTCGCCGTTGTTAAGAATTTTCTTGATACCAATCCCGATGGTTATTGTCTCTACTTTGATACTGAAGCTGCTATTACTAAATCTTTACTAGAATCTCGTGGAATTGATACTTCTCGTCTTGTGGTTGTCAATGTTGTTACTGTTGAAGAGTTTCGCGGAACGGCGCTTAAGGCAGTAGATATGTATATGAAAAAACCAGAAGCAGAACGCAAACCTTGTATTTTTGTACTAGACTCTTTGGGTATGCTTTCAACCAGTAAAGAGATTAATGATGCTCTGAATGACAAAGAAGTTCGGGACATGACCAAATCCCAACTCATTAAAGGTGCATTCCGTATGCTTACTCTTAAGTTAGGGCAGGCAAAAATTCCAATGATTGTGACTAATCATACTTATGATGTGATTGGCGCTTATGTTCCTACTAAGGAAATGGGTGGTGGTAGTGGTCTTAAATACGCTGCTTCTACTATCATTTATCTCTCAAAGAAAAAGGAGAAAGATGGAACAGAAATTATTGGAAATATCATTAAATGTAAGACTGCTAAGTCACGTTTAAGTAAAGAAAATCAAGATGTTGAAGTACGTTTGTATTATGATGAACGTGGACTAGATCGTTATTACGGTCTTCTAGAACTTGGTGAATCTGTAGGTATGTGGAAGAACGTTGCTGGACGTTATGAGATCAATGGCAAAAAGATCTACGGTAAGGAGATTCTCAAAAATCCTGACCAATATTTTACCGAAGAAGTAATGCAGCAACTTGATGCTGCCGCGAAACAACAATTCTCTTATGGAACGAATTGAGACAACCATTCTCAGAAATTTAGTATTTAATGAAGACTACTCACGCAAGGTCATACCTTTCATTCAACCAGATTATTTTGAGCAAAAGGTCGAAAAGGTTATTTTTGAGGAGATTGTTCAATTCATTGTTAAGTATGGTTCAGCGATCACAATTGAAGCACTCAACATTGAGGTAGAAAATCGCACAGATTTGACTGAAGAACAAATTAAAGAAATCAGAGAAATTAATAAAAATTTGAATGATTTCCCTGCAGATAAGCAGTGGTTACTTGATACTACTGAAAGATGGTGTCGTGATCGTGCTATTTACTTAGCACTTATGGAATCTATCCATATTGCCGATGGAAATAATGACAAAAAGAATCGGGATGCAATTCCCAATATTCTTTCAGATGCTCTCGCCGTATCTTTTGATAATAATATTGGACATGACTATTTACAAAACTATGAAGAAAGATATGAGTTTTACCACAGAAAAGAAGACAAAATTGAATTTGATCTTGAATACTTCAATAAAATCACGAAAGGTGGTCTCCCTAACAAAACTCTTAACATCGCTCTTGCTGGTACGGGTGTCGGAAAATCTCTATTCATGTGCCATGTGGCTAGCTCCGTCTTGCTCCAAGGACGGAACGTTCTGTACATTACGTTGGAAATGGCAGAAGAACGCATTGCTGAAAGAATTGATGCAAACCTTTTAAATGTGCCAATTCAACAATTAATTGATCTTCCACGTTCAACATTTGAAAATAAAGTAACTGGTATTGTAAAAAAGACACAGGGATCTTTAATTATTAAGGAATATCCAACCGCTTCTGCACATTCTGGTCACTTTAAGGCACTTCTCAATGAACTTGCTCTTAAGAAGTCATTTCGACCTGATATTATTTTCATTGATTATCTCAATATTTGTGCTTCTAGTAGGCATAAGGCAAACAGTTCTATCAATTCTTATTCGTATATTAAGTCAATTGCAGAAGAACTTCGCGGTTTAGCAGTAGAATTTAATGTTCCTATTGTATCTGCCACCCAGACTACTCGCAGTGGTTATGGAAATTCTGATGTGGAACTGACTGATACTTCAGAATCCTTTGGTCTTCCTGCTACTGCCGATCTTATGTTTGCTCTTATTAGTACTGAAGAACTTGAGCAGTTGGGACAGATTATGGTAAAGCAACTGAAGAACCGATACAATGACCCTACTATCTACAAGCGTTTTATTGTTGGTATTGATAGGGCAAAAATGAGACTTTATGATTGTGAACAAACTGCCCAGAAAGACATACTTGACAGTGGGGGGGATAATGAGTATAATGATTACGAAGACAAAAAACCTAAAAAAACGTTTGAAGGATTTAAATTTTAATGGAAACTGCTAAACACGTTAATTTTGATAAGTATGTTGAGTTTGTAGATGCTGTAACTTCTGATGCATCTAAGGATTTTGTTTCCCTTTCTGATCGTTTGGTTGAACTTGATGAGAAGGGTGCTAATATTGAACGACTTCTGACTGCTGCAGTTGGTATTAATGCTGAAGGTGGTGAGTTTATGGAAATCGTTAAGAAGATGGTCTTTCAAGGTAAACCTTATAATGAAGACAACCGTGATCATCTGATCATTGAATTAGGTGATATTATATGGTATGTTGCTCAGGCATGTATGGCACTTGGAGTGTCCCTTGATGATGTAGTTGCTAAAAATGTTCAAAAACTTCTCAAGCGTTATCCTGAAGGCGCTTTTGACGCTTATTTCTCCGAAAACCGTTCTGCTGACGACCGATGACTAAAGAAAAACAAGTAACAATTAAAATGGATGTTCGTTCTGCTGCTGCAGTTCGACAAATACTTTTTGAATCTCAAAAGGGATATACTTATAATACAGAAAGTGTTCCTCCACGTATTTCTGATATTCGTGCAGTAATTCAAAATCTTGATGATAGTATTGGTGCTTTTCTTGGTGTTTAATAAATAATTTAAAAAAATGTCTCTAATTGGCAAAAGAAAAGGAAGACCAACCACAAGAATGCAGTTTGATGTTATTCTTAAAAAATTTATTGTCTTCCTTAAAAGAGAACTTCGTTTAACATATGATATTCCATATGTACTCATAGACGACTCTGATTTTGCCAAAAAGAATATGACTTTTGGCATGATGAATGGGGAAATACTTTATATTAGTATTATTAACCGTCATCCTATAGATATATTGAGAACAGTATCCCATGAATTTGTACATTATAAACAAGTTGTAGAAGGCAAAAAAATCTCATCAAATCCTGGAAGTCCTGCTGAAAACGAAGCAAATGCAAAAGCAGGAGAAATCATAAGAAAATATGGTAAACTTCATCCAGAATTATTTGATCTAATGTCAATTAGATAGTATAATTCTTTTATTGGGGATATAGCTCAGTTGGTAGAGCGCGGTCTTTGCAAGGCTGATGTCAGGAGTTCGAGTCTCCTTATCTCCATATTACTAAATACTTTATATTGTGTGTAGAAGTATACTTATATAAAGTAATGAAATTATTCTCAAAATTTATTACAGAAGCAACCGCAGCTTCTCAACAAGCAAAAAGATTAGGTCTTGTTGGAGATGGTCATGGTGGTTGGTATAATAGAGCAACTGGTGAATTTGAGGCTAAAACAGTTGGTGGTGGATTGCAGTATTATAATAAGAGGCAAAGAGTACCTGGAAAAGATCCAGCACAGACACCAAAAGAAAAACAAATTGCTTCTCCTGGGTACAGTGATCCTACGATGACTCAACAAGTTCAGCAGGTCCAGCAAGTACCTCAAGAACAGATTCCTCAAGAGCAAATACCTCAGGAAGAAATTCCTCAAGAACAAGTTTCACAAAGTTTTCTTCCCGTTGAAAAAACAAAAGATACATTAACAATTGTATTTGGTAGATTTAATCCTCCTACAGTTGCACATCAAGAATTGATGGATACTGCAGCACAAATTGCAGCAGAAGAAGGTGGTGAATATGTGATAGTTCCTTCACGTAGTTTTGATCCCAAAAAGAATCCATTAGATCCTGATACAAAGATATTTTTTATGAGAAAATTATTTCCAGATCATGGGGAAAGAATAGTAAATGATCCTAATCAAATTACAATTTTTGATACTCTCAAAAAAGTGCATAATGATGGGTATTCATCTGTAAGAATTGTATGTGGAACTACAAGAGTAAAAGAATTTGAGAATTTAGCAAACAATTATAATGGACAGTTATATTTGTTTGATATGATTGAGGTTTTACCTGTTGGTGAAATTGATGCTGATGGAAAGGAAGTAGATGGAATAACTTCATCCAGACTAAGACTTGCTGCTGCTGAAGGTGACCTGGTTACCTTTAGAAATTTAATACCACAATCAATACCAAGAAAAGAAATTATTCAACTTTTTGACTTAGTTCGTCAAGGTATGGGAATTGAAGAAATACAGCAAGAAGGATATAACTTATGGGAAATTGCACCAAAGTTTGATTTACAATCATTGAGAGAAAATTATGTTTCTGGAAATATTTTTAAAGTTGGTACTATAGTTGAAAATTTAAATACTGGTCTTTCTGGAAGAATTATTCGTAGAGGAACTAATTATTTAATTTGTGTTACTGAAGATGGTATGATGTTTAAGTCATGGATTAAAGATGTTTCTGAAGCGTATACTGAAAAGCATATGTCCAGAAAAATGAGAGTTCCTGGAAAAAGAAATACTTTAATCGGAACTGATGGATATAGAAAAAATGCAATGGAAGTTATGGGAATTTCTAGTATAAAGAATTTCATAAATAGAAATAGAAAAAAGTAAAGTAAAAAGTTTTCTCATGAAAAAGCATATTGCTGAAGATTTACCTGCAAGAAAATTCCCACAGGCGTCTTTATCAAAAGGTGGTGGTGATAGAGACTCCCAAGGTGGTGATAGAGACTCACAAGGTGGTGAATCTAAAACTCCAGAAAAAAGAGTTAGACAAGCGGTTTATGATATTAAGTACCGTGCAAGAAGAGAAAATATTCCTTTAAGATCCGCATACACTCAATATATGCAGAACAGCTCTATGTCAGAGCAAGAAAAGTCTATGGTAAGAGAGAAACTTTTTGGAAAGGGTGGAATTGTAAAAGAATCATATTTGGAAGGAGTTTCTGATTTAGCATCTTTTTCTGTTGCAAAAGCATTATATAATGTTTTTGTAGAGAAGAAAAATGATGTTGTTGATTATGATCAACTTAAAGATGAATTAGAAGAAGCATCACAGGGCAACAAATATAATTCTGGTGATAAGAAGTATAAAGTGAGAGTCACTGATAAAAATGGAACATCTTATGTTAGATTTGCAACTCGTGAAAAGATTAATTCATTAAGGGCAAATCCAAATATTGAATCTGTTGAAATGACTGGATATGGTCAACCTTATGAAGGTGAAAGAACTAAAGGTGAAATGACTGCATCAGCAACAGCAGGTAAGGATTATGATGGCGATGGTAAAAAAGAAAGCCCTGCAAAAGAATATCGTGGTGCAGTTCACAATGCAATCCAGCGCAAAAAAGGTGGTGTACCCGATGGTAAAGATACTTCAAGTGTGAAAGAAGAATTTCTTGGGGAAGTAAAAAAAAATAATAATTCCGAAAAAAAAGTTTATGATGTAATGAAAGGTAAAAATAATGTTGTAATTTCTCCTAGTGATGGTGTAAATGAGAGTTCTTATTCTAAATTTCTTGGTTTATTAAATGAAAGAGAAATGACTAAAAGTGAGGTTACTAAAGAAAAAAAATTGAAAAAAAAGTATGATAAATCTGGAATGAAAGCATCTATGAAGAAGCAATATGGTGAAAAGGGTGAAGATGTATATTTTGCAACTATTCGTAAGCAGGCAATGAAAGAAGAGTCTTGTGGAACTGATAAAAAAACTGAGGATGATTCAAGATCAATGCCAACTAAAGTTTCTAACTTTAAAAATAAATTGAGAGCGATGGGTCTCAAGATGTCTTATGAACCAGAAGGTGAGGTTCTTGATGAAAGAAGAAGAGAAGA